ACAACATTTCCGAGACCCAAACTGTTTCGATTTTATCGGAGGTCAACACGGAAACTATCAGGTAACCAAGAACGTAAGGAAATGGGTTACCTACATAACTAAAGAGGAAAACTACACAGCAAAGGGTGTGGATGTTAAGTCTATTAAATCAAAGAAAGCCCCTAAGAACGAAGAGGTTGCCCAAATGATAATGGAAGGCAAATCTCTTAGGGAAATTAATGAGAAAAACCCAGGATATGTTATGCTTAACAAGAGGAAGCTTGAGGAATACGAAAGCTGGATAAGCTGTGAGCGTTCTAAAAAATCAAAGATTGATTGGATTGTGCCTAAAATTGATGGACTAACAGGACCTCAATTAAAGATCGCGGAATGGATATGCAAAAATATTCGCCAACAACGATCATTCAAGGCCCCTCAACTTTTTATTACCGGGACAGCGAATCTTGGGAAGACTTCGCTAGTCGAGTGGTTGGAGAGATCACTATCAGTGTACCATATACCAATAACGGAAGAGTTCTACGACCTATATTCGGACGACTACGACCTAGTAGTCATGGACGAATTCAAAGGTCAGAAAACTATTCAATGGATGAATATGTTTCTACAGGGGTCACCTATGAATATTCGAAAGAAAGGGTCCCAATACATGAAGATGAAGAATATGCCGGTTATTATTTTATCTAATTATAGCCTCGGCGAGTGCTATCCCAAAGCACGAGATGACGGAAGACTCAAAACTTTGGAAGCCAGATTAATAGAGATAGAAGTCTCAAAGTTCATCGACTTTTATTTAGAAAAAACAGATTTGACTTAGGAGTCAGAAAATCTGATTCTTGTGTAGAAGTCTGTCAAAGCAACAGCATTAAAATCCCCAATAAAGAGAATATACATAGCACCAGTAGAAATATTTCCCACGGTTGCACCTGTGCCCGAAAAGATGACATCATGACTGAGTTTCCTATATTTCGACCAATGTACATTTTGAGGAGAACCACCAACAAGGTTAGGTGTCGCATTAATGAAGAAAGAGCCGATTTGAGAGCGTTTGTCATAGATGACTCTGAATCTATCACGGTTGTTTAAGTTTAGAGGCGCAAGTGTGGTTGCTGTCTCTAATATATCCGTCACAGCAGGGACGGTACCAGCGCTATTGGGTTGTGTGTCATAAATGATCATATGACGAAGCATTATTCCTTGGAGAGCGTTTGCAGTAGCTGCAACGGGAAAACTATTTACATTGAAGAGAATGGACTTCATAGTGATTTTTCTACCAACTCTGTTGATTACATCTGTGCCTGTAGCACATGCATTTATCACGGTTACAGTGCCAGCCGTAGTAATTGGTAGATTGAGACCTTGAAGGTCGAGATACTTTAGTTCATTTCTTCCTCCTCCGAGGTTATAGAACCCTCGGCTAGCAGGTGGTCCATAGCTTCCCGGAGACATTGCACTTCGTGCCTTAAGTACCGCATTTGCTCTTGAAACTGCGATTCTAGCAGCTGCAATTTTTCTTGTAGTTCCTTTTGGTCGCTTAGTGACTCCGATACGCATACTGATGCTGTACGTTTAACAGGACTTCTTTTCTTAGGTGTACAAGCAGGAGCACCGTCTTCCATACTTAAGTTATATACTAACGAATCAACAAACATATAAGGAGACAAAGCACCAATAAGAAAAATACTATAGTTCAAAGAATTTATTCGAAGAACGCACTCTCGCGCTATTCTACTCGGACACGTAAGGACGCGAAGAGCATTAGCGATAGCGTCCGCACTACTCTGCGTCAGCCTAGGATGTCCCTCACCATCATCGGATCAATATTAAATTTGGGGGATCAACTCGGACCGCCTTGGGTGCCGGTGCCGCCGGTGCCGCCAATCGCTAAAAATAAAATTTGACATTGCGAGGGTCCTGGTTAAAAAATAAAATATAAGTGTGGCTCCAACTGGCGTCTAATATTACCTACGCCCAGTGGAGCCACGGAGCCAATGGATACATTCCCCACACCTAACCAGGAACCACTACTCTGCCTCGAGCCTATGCCTTCTGATGAGGACGAGACTCTGGATAAGCCAGCGCAGACAGAGAGGCCGAAGAAGAAAAGCAAATTCCGCATGCAAGGAAAGAACTTCACAATTACCTTTCCGCAATGCGATGTACCCCGGACTACTGCCGTAGAGAGGATCTGTGCAAAGTACGGAGACGAACTGCAAGGCTATATAGTGTGCGAAGAGTTACACAAGGATGGAACTCCACACTTGCACGCTTTTCTCCAGTTCAAGGAGAAACAACATTTCCGAGACCCAAACTGTTTCGATTTTATCGGAGGTCAACACGGAAACTATCAGGTAACCAAGAACGTAAGGAAATGGGTTACCTACATAACTAAAGAGGAAAACTACACAGCA